AAGGGAGTTCTTTTGTGGTAGGTGTCTTGATCAATGTTCTCGGGCCAAGAGTTATGACAGAATTCAATAATAGATTCTGACGCATGACGACGACCGTATCTTCTTGTATATTCCCTACAGAGTTCAAGTCCGTGGTAAACCAACCACATGTAGTTACCCAATGTTTCGCGAGCCCAGATTGTACATGGGTGATTCATCATCGTAGCGTGGTACAGAAACTTACCATCTGGCATGTCATTATCATATGGATGCGTCCACCTCTTAATCCGACGACCATTTTTCGAATAGTCAACATACTCTGTCCCATCAAGCATCCGATGAACGGTCGAAAGCATCTGTGCAGTTTCGACCGGCATCTTTACAATGTGCTTGTCACACATGTGGTGTGCGGATGTCAATGGTGAATCGTGAAGTACAAAAATATTCATAGTGAAAGACTTTCCATATAAAGTTCTCTGACAATCCTTTTAACATTGTCTCGCATATCGGAATTCAATTCCAACGAATCAATCTCATCGTTTATGATTGTCATCGTATCCTTAGACATATCAACAGAAACATCCTCGTCGTCTGCGGAGGAAACGTCCTCCACGACAGTGATGTTCAACACTTTATGATCATGTAGTTTATCAAGTATCTTGTCAAATGTAAAGATCTTTTCTTTATTCAGTACATAAATTTTGACATATGATCCTTCGTACTTGGAGAAGTCTGACTCCAACAAAGGCGAAACATCTACACTGTCATCGTATGTGATCGAGTGAAACATTCGAGTCTCGTTCTCGACGAACTCCAGATCTCTAGTCTCAGTGTCCAGAGTATGAAACCCCTTCTTATCTTTCAGATCATTGAAGGTTATTTGATACTGGGTTCCCAGATAGAAGATATTTTTCTTACTGTGCTTACTGTGGAAATGTCCGGACAAGACCATCTCAAACTTGTCGAAGATGTTCTTTTCCAAACCACCCTTGAAGGTAACCCCACGAAGAACTTCATACCCATTGATCTCAAAGTGACCCATGAGAATAGTAGCCTTGCACTTCTCAATGAACTGGCAATACTCGTCATGGTTTTCACTGTTGATCCAACCAACAAGTCCCATGTCCAACGAATCAAAAGTTACCACAGATGGTTCGTCGTAGATCTTGATTCTATCATTGTCGGACAACAACTCCTGAATGGAGTTTAGTCTATTTGTGTTTCTGTAGTATGTGTCGTGATTACCCAACACACAATGCAACGTAATATCATACTCAGACAACCTATCCAAAAACCGTCTCTTCGTTTCGGCAAGAGTGTGGAAATTGATAAACTTTCTTCTATCGAAGAAGTCTCCAAGATGAATCACATCTGTTATTTTATTTTCTTTGCAGTAAGGAAAGAACTGGTTTTCAAAGAAATCTAAAAAGTAATCTAGAAATATCTGAGAGTCATTCCTCGCACCGAAGTGGGTGTCGTTTATTATTGCAAGTTTCACTAATCATTCCTCATCAAAAAGAATATCCAGAGTTCCGCCACTTGGCTCCTTTTTCTTTCTACCTTTTTTCTTTGGTGTAAACTTCTCTATATCACTATCGGATAAGTTAAAATAAGAGGCGTAAGCATTCTTCTTAGCGGGATCTACCAATTCGTTATCATTAGCCCACTTAGTAAACTTACCTTCTTTATCCATCTTTTCCATCAACATGTACTTCACATATACTTGTTTCTTTTCTTTTTCAATCCTTCGAAGGAAAGCGTAGTATATGATTTGAGTGAAATATGAAAAAGGATTCTTCGACTTCTCTGGATTGAAGTTATGTGCATACATCAAACAGTTTTCTATCGCATCACCAATCATCTCTTCCCTAAAGGGATAGTTCATAAAATTTGGTTTATATGAAAGATGTTCAGCAATCTTCATGAAACACTCACCGATATAATCGGTAACAGGAGGTCGCGGATCGCCTACCTCATCTGCTTCATTCACTTCAGCCTTCCATACTGATATCTCTTTGAAAAACTTTTCGTTGTCTACATAATGATCTGCTTTGGATTTTGATTTAGCCATATTGAAGTCCTTTTCATACTGTTAAGTATACCACACATTCTTATAAAAATCAACCCAATAAAATATAAATTTTTTACTTGACAAGTACCCAAAAGCGTGTTACAATTTCCTTGCTAAAGGACAGAAGGGAAACTCTAAGCTAGCTTAGCCGTCACCCAAGTAATCTTCAAGATCTTCTGGCCAGTCTGAGAAATTGTTACCCCAGTCTTCATTCTCTTCGGTTCTTTCATCATCCTCTACCTCTTCAAAACCAAAATCGTCAAGTGGAATGTCTTCAAGATCATCCGAAAGTATACCACTCTCGACTAGATTCTCAAAAATATTCTTTGGTATTGCAAAACTCATAACTATTACTTCTTCTACCCCCGGTAACATTGGGGGTTTTTTATTCTCTGGGTTTTCAGGAGAAGGTAAACCTATTTGTTTGGCAAGTTTGTCAACTAGTTCATTTATATCATTCAGGTCTAAACCAAGTTCTTTGTATTGGTCTTCTTTTTCTTTTTCTTCTTCATACTTCTCAATAGTTTTATCATTTGGAACTAGAGTAGTTACAATAAAATCTCTTGGAACATCGCAGTCAATTTGATCTGTTCCACTTAACCAATTTTTTAGAATGGTAGTTTCTCTTAACACTTCACCCGTAATTGGATGATGAGAAGTTGCAATTCTCATCTGCATCGGTCTTTCAACCGTAACAGTTTTTTCGGTTACACCTTTCACTACAGCAATTAATTCTTCACCACTCCGAAGTTTGACTATCCTGTAGGTCATGATTATAGTCCT